TCCTCGTCCGGATCGCTCCCGAGAATCCCGTGCGTGTAGCGGACCTGTGGATTGACGATCGTCACCCGCTTGCCGGTCGGATCGAGGCCGTCCGTGTCGTCGCTCAGGTCAGGCCGCCCGATCTCTTCCTTGAAGTCCTCGAACTCGTCCGTCGACATAGGGATTTCGCGCTTCACGTAGCGCATATCCTCCAGGCAGCGTTTCCGCGCCGAAGGGTCCGCCCACATCTGGAGAGGGTCGACCCGCTCCTTGATCAGCATCACCTGATCGGCCTCGATTTCCGGCCGACTTTCCGTCCAGCCGAGGCCGCAGATCAGGGTGTCCCAGAAGGCTTCACTGTCCTCCTGGTCGCCGTTGCACTCGTCGGACACGAAATCCGCGCCTTGCGTCAGGACGTCGGAAACCCCGGTGTCGCCGACCTCACGCGGATAGTACTGCACCTGCTGGCGGTTTTGAATCTCCGCGCCCTGCACGGCATCGATCACCGGCCCGACGAGATTGAAGGTCACCGGAATCTTTTCCGCGCCCTCCATTTCCGAGCGCTCTTCATCGGTCCACTGATCGCCGCCGTTGAAGCCGTACCAAGCCCGCGCGTCCTCGCGCCACTTCGACCAGTGGCCATCGAGTTTCACCTGCCAGTCGGCGAAGCGTTCCAGCAGCGCGTCGTCATCGGTTTCCGGCGTAGCGGGCGTCGGGTTCGCATCGAATTGCGGGCCGGTTTTCGGCTTGTAGGTGTCCGTCATCGGAACGCCTCCATATCGCGGGCTTGCTGGCCAATTTCTTCGAACAGCTCCCGCAACACCGGGATCGCGTCCGGCGGCAGCTTATCGGCCATGGCGTCCAGCCGATTGGCGCAGTCATGAACCACCGCGCCCCAGACGTTCACGCCTTCACCGCGCCGGAAGCGCACCGGGCGGGCGAGCCCACGCTCGACGTCCAAACGGAAATTCGTGAGGGCGCTAGACATAGCCGTCTCCCGCCCGGTGTCCCGGCGACGGGATCGCGCCCCGGCTCACATTGAAGCCGCGCCCGATATCCACCTCGAACGGCGCGAGAACCGTCTGGCGCGCCTCTTCTATGGCGCGCGCTTGCGTGCGCGCCTGTGCGCGCGTGAGCGGCGGGACGGCCAGGATCGGAACGAAGGCGGCGACCGTCCCCACCGGCGTGCGAAACATCACCTGTCCGACATCATTCTCCTGCCCGTCCAGGCCGACGATTCCCGCTCCGGCCAGGGTCGTGGCCAAGAGCGGCGTGGCCGCCTGGAGGGCGGCGAGGGCTTGCGCGCGAGTCACGGACACGCCTCGCGGTCCTGGAATTCCGCATAGCGCGGATGGGTTTCGTCCGGCGCCCAGGCGCGCGCCGCGACCAGCGGATGCAGCGCCCGCCAGCGCGCGCGTTGCGCCTCGTAAGCCGCCTGTTTCACCGCCGCCTCGTGCGCCGACATCGTGCGGCGCTCCGGCTTATGCGGGCGGCGCTTACGCATCACCTTCGACTCTCGCGTTCGCGATTTCCCGATAGGCGGCGATCGCGGCGCCCGCCTCCTCGTGCAGCTCGTCGGCCATGTTCGCCGCCATCGTATGGATCGCGCTCACCCGCCCGATCGGATCGAGCCGTCTGGTTTTCGGATCATCGATGAACCGGGTCGCCACCACCTTGGCGATTCCATAGGCGACCTTCGCCACCAGCTCGCGCTCAGACATAGGCCACTCCCGCCCGCATCGCCTCGCGCACCACGTCCAGCCCATGCTCCGCGATCATCTGGCGGACCAGCGCCGAGGCCATGCCGTTCGCCAGCCGCTCGCGAACCTCCGCTTTCCAGGCCTCGACCGCCGCCTCCACGCCCTCGACCGTGGCCGCCGCCAGCGGAACCTCGAACGCCTTCAACCAGCAGGGGTGTTTGCGCGGCAGGAAATTGAAGCCGATCAGCACCGTGTGCGGCGTCTTCTCCGCCGCCGTCACCCACCAGCCGCGTTGCACGAGCGTCCGGCAAAGGTCGCTCAGCTCGCCGGGCTTGAGGGTGACGCCGCTCACAGGCTTACGCCGGTTGCGTCACGGCCAGGATGCGGGACGCCAGCACGGCGCGGGCGTTCTCCGTCCCCAGCACCGCCGCGTCGACTTCCGTATGCCGCACGACGGCAGGCTCGCCGTCTTCCCCGTCCGCTTGCTTTTTTGGCGGCAGCGTCAGCTCCGCCGTCAGCCGGGTCCGCGCGTCGCGGACGACGGCGAACGCCCAGAGGCCGCCCGCCGCGTCGGTGGCGCGCGCATCGAGGCCGCTTTCCCAGGTGTCGATCGCCACCCCGGCCAGCCGCTCAATCTCCGCGTCGGTCAGCTTATGGCCAGGATCGTGTTTCGCGCCGTGTTGAGAGGCGGCGTGATCGCGCTCGCGCTCATGTTCGTCTGGCTTGTCATGTTTTCCGGTCATGCCGGGAGCGACACGAGCGATCAAGTAAAGCGTCCAGCCGCATCCTTTATCCCTGTGCGTGGACGCGCCCGTGCGCCCTCGCGCGCGCGAGCCGGGCCGCGTTGCCGGTAGCGTCTTGATACGTTCACGTGCGCGCGTGTCCGGCCCTTCGGTTTTCGTGTCCGGTCGCAAGGCGAATGTCCGGTAGCATTTTGCGACATTCACGTGCGCGCGGGGTCCGGCGTGGGGATGGAGGTCCGAATTTAGAGCCCCCCGCCCCCCCGTGCCCTAGCGCGGGACGGGCGCCCCCCGGCGGGCGAACGCGCACCCTCCCGCCCGAGCGGCGCGGGCGGAGGCGCAGCGCGCCGCCAGAGTGAGGCGCGGCGAGGGAAAGGTTGTGGGAAAGCTGGCCTGAGGCCGCCTCCGCCCTCGGCAGCGTAGTTCCTATCCAGGCAACGCCACGCGGCCTGGAGCTGGCCTGGAGCGCGCCGGACGGCCCGTCGACGGTCCGAGAGTCGGCCAAAATCAGCGCGCGCGAGTGAGTGCAGAACGAAGCTATTCCAGGGGGCACACAGGCCAATCTGGACGAGACACACAGGCCAGCCACAACCACCCGCACAGGCCCACCTGGACCACCCGCACCAGCCCGGCAGACCGGGCGCAGCGGCCAGCCTGGACGCCAGCCGGAGCCCGAACCAGCCGACCCGCAGGCCGCACCGCACAGGCCAGCCACGCGCCAGCCTGGAGGCCAGCCCAGGCCGCGCCGAGACCCGCAAAACGGATAACGCCGTTACGAACAAAAAACACCATAACCGCATAAAAGAGCGTTGCAACCCACCGTAATGGTGTATGTTGAGTGGGCCGGGCGGACACGCCAACCGGCGCAACCGACCCGCCCACGAGGGCAAGCGCTCTTTGACATTGTGAAAATCCCCCGTCCCGAGGGTTTCCTGAGGCCGCAACCGTGAAAACCGGACGCGCGATAGGAAAGCGCAGCAATGCCGGGAAACGTAGGACGGGAGGAAAACCGAGCGGCGCCCCAGCGCCGCCGGGTTTCTCAAACGCCGGTATCGCCCGACGCTTGACGCAACCCGCACACAGGAAAATGACCATGACGAAGACCCATTACCTCGGCTTCACCAAGAGCGGCGAACCGATCGGACGCGCCTCGCAAAACGACTATGGGTTCACCCACGCCGCCGTGAAATCCAAGGACGGCAAGCGCGTTGACCGGCTCCCCAGCTTTTCAACATCCGCCGCAGGCGCGGCCCGCAACGCAGGCGACTATTTCGACCACGAAATCGTCACGGTCCAGATCGTGGACGCCAAGACCTACCGGGAAGCCTTCAAAAAATAGACGCCAAAGGCGCGGCGAAAGCCGCGCCACCCCACACCCACACACAGGACACCGAGAACATGAAAGCTTGGATTGGTAATCTTGCCGACTACAACAACGGACGGCTCACCGGAGAATGGGTTTTGATCAGCCCGCGTGATCCCGCCGACACGGCCCGCGAAATCACCCGCATTTGCGGCGACGCGGAACATTACGTGGCCGACTACGACGGCATTAGCCGCGCCCTGATCGCCAAGCTTGGCGAATATGCGGGCGCCGATCAGCTCCACACCGCCGCCGCCCTCATGACCGCCATGCGTGACGCCACGCCGGACGCCGTGGACGTAGACGATATGCTGGACTGCTACCTGGACGCCGAAGGCTATGGCAAGACGCTGGAGGCCTTGGCCGAGGGCGCCGAAGATTGGGTTTCCGATAACTTCCAAGGCGTCTTCGACACGCTCACCCATTGGGCCGAAAGCTACATCGAAGACACCGGCATGTTGAACGGCGCCGACGAGCTTTTGGCCCGGTATTTCGACTACGAGGCCTTTGGCCGCGACGCCCAGCTTGGCGGCGATATCCGCACCAGCCGCACCGATCGCGGCCTTCTCGTTTTCAGCGCCTAACCCACACTTAAGGACACCGACCCATGACCACGTTCGCCCAGCTCAAAACCTCCGCGACCCGCGCAGGCTACACCCGCCGCGTGATCATCGAATGCGGCGACGCCGACTATTACGGATGGATCAGGCCCGCCCAGCGTTTCGGCGACACCGACACCGTGACCTTGATCGAAGACGAGGGCGGCAAAATCCGCAACTTCACCGGCGCCGACGTCAACGTCCGCGACCTGGACGATTAACCCCACACACCGAAGGACACCCACACATGACCGCCCGCGCCTCAACCCTCGATATGCTGGAGGGCGCCGCCCTCTTCGCCACTTGGCTCCGCCAGCCGCCGCACGATATCCGCGCCGGACGCGATCCCACTTGGGAGGCGTTCGACACCTGGACGCGCCGCTTTCACCCCGACACCGAAACCGAGGCCGCCGACGCGTTCCGCGACTCGGTAATCGCGCTTGCCGCCGACGCTTCCAGCCGCGCGGCCTAGGCCCACACCCCACACGTAAGGACACCGACCCATGGCCACGAGCCCCTTCCTGCAATTCTGGAGCGCGTTGAACGACGCGCTCGCCGCCCGCCAGATCGCGCCCGCCCGCTACCGCGAAGCCAAGGACTTTTGGGACTTTGGCGACCACGACGCCGAGCGCGTCGCCTCGACCTGGAGCGCCGACTAATGGCCCGCTTCGCCTATTACGCCGACCTTGCCGACGGGACCGTCCTGGAGTGGAAAGACACCGCCGAGCGGATCGGGACCGACCTCTTCGGCGCGCCACGCTATCGCAGCGTGGCCGCCAAGGTCGACCACCGCGAAGACGGCAAGCTTGCCGGGTATCACCCGGCGCGCGGCTGGACCCGCATAACCCGCACCGTGCGCTTGAAGGCTTCGCCCTCGCGCCACGTGTGCGACGTCCGTTGCATCAACGCGAAAGGCCGCGCCATGGAATGCGAATGTTCATGCGGCGGCAAGAACCACGGACGCGGCGCTTTCATGCGCTGCATTCCCGCCTAACCCAGATCACCCACACACAAGGAACCTAGACCATGAACTATCAAGCCACCTTCACCCGCTACAGCGGCACAAAAGCACTCCGCCAGATCAGCGGCCTATGGCTGTTTCACGCCGACAGCTTCCGCGAAGCCTACGACAGCGCCCGCTTGTTTATGCAAGGGATGCAAGACGCAGGCGAAGGCGCCTGGAGCTACGAAATCGTCAGCCTCGAAACCACCGCGTACACGGGCGAACGCATTTCCAACCACGGCCCAACCATCTGGCAGGGGCCAGAAGACTTCACCACCCTCGCCAAGACCAAAACCACGGCAGGAGCTTAGGCGCATGGCCGTCAAGATCACCAAGACCCGTGAAGGCGACGTTTGGCGCATCCGCGCCAACGGCGCCGCCACACCGTTCGCCATCGAGAAAGGGCCGCCGCCGAAATACGGCTACACCCAGCGGCATTTCCTCATCCACACCCGCGATGACGCCACCGTGGCCGAATTCAAATCCGTGGCCGCAATCATGCAGCTTGTGGCCGACCTCGCCAACCTGGAGCCCGCAACATGACCCCCGCAGAACTCACCGCCGGACGCGTCGCCCTAGGCCTCCGCCCGGTCGACCTTGGCCGCATCCTGGAACTGTCAGGCCGCGATCCGGGCCGCTACGTCCGCGAATGGGAGAAGGGCGCCCATAGCGTGCCTGGACCCGTCGCCGTCGCCGTTCGCCTCATGGTCGAAGCCCAGGCCCGCCAGAGCCTCCAGGAGGCCATTCAGCAGGCCCAGGCTATCATCGCACCCCCCGACCGCGTTAAGCCCGTCCTGGAGCATCTGGAGGCCTTCACGCAAGGCCATAAGACCCGAAGGCGCGGCTAATGCGGCTTGCCGCCCTGTAGCACGTTGCAACCCCACACAGGAGAGCCCACCCTATGACGATGACCACCGACGCCGCCGACCCGAATCGTTTGAACCTGGAGGAAGCCGTGGCCCGTATCCGCCAGCTCACCGCCGACGCCGCGCGCAAGGAACAGGAACACCGCTTCGGCCCTTGGCAGATCAGCGCCGCCGTTCTGTCCGCCTTCGCCGCCGCCACCGTGGCCGCAGGCGCCTTGATCGGCGCAGGCGTCGCCTTGGCGACCTACCTGCACCGCTAAGGCCGAGGCGCAGCGCATTCCGCAGCGCACCGCGCAAGGATCAGGGGAGCCGTCAGGCGCCCAAACCGGAGGCGATCCACGCGCCAGCGTGGAAGCCGAGGACTAAGGGGAGCCGTCAGGCGCCCCATAGGGAGCGCGTCAGTCCGTTGCCCCTGAAACGCCGCCAGCGCCCGCCGGTGGCGTTCTCTTGCGCCCGCACAGGCGCCGCGAACGTCAGCCCGACCGCATCCCAGCCATCGGGTGACCTCAGGCCACGTTCGCGGATTTTTTCCTTCGCCTCCAGGACCAGGAATTGGCGCGCGTCATACTTGTAGCCCGGCGCCACCGCGTCCGCGTGCAACGCGTCATCGTCCGGAATATCCGCCCCGCCATCCTCGATCAGCCACGCCTTCGACCGCATCCACATCTCCGCCCGCCGGTTACGCGGCCCAGGCACCACCTCGCCGCGTTGGCCGACACTTGTGGGTTCCTGAGGCGCGCCGCCGAAATTCACCCCCTCGCAGACCTTCGAATACGGCTCCCCGTAATCCTGGAGAACGTCGACCACGCCCGCACCAGAGCCGCCCACATCGATGAACACCTTAGCGGGCGCCAACTGATCGATCAGGCTCCGCACCCAATTCGCGCCCTGGATCGTGTCCAGCTTGTGCCGCCGCTGGACCCACAGCACCTTGCGCCCTTGCCTTGCCGCGATCGCGAAACCATCGTCCCCGAATCTGGCTGGATCAACGCCCAGGATCAGGGAGCCGATCGCCTCGCACGTCCGCTTGCGCGCCTGGATCACGATCTGGCTGGGAATGAACGCATCGTGACCCGTCGCCTGGAACGCCTCCGCCGCCGTAGCCGGATACTCCGCCTTGAACAGCGTTGGGTCTTTCAGCTCCGCCAGCTTGGCGCGCCGCCACACCATCTGATCCACCGCCAGCCCGTGCAGGCCCGCGTAATCTTCCTCCTCATCGTTCAGCTCGAACCCGGCTGGCGGCGAGCGCCGGTAAAACGCATCCCAGAACCACGGAATGAAGATTGCCTGATAGTCGCCGTCGCCCGACTCCGCCTGTTGCCATTTTTCATGGAACCAGCCGCCAATTCCGTTCGCCGTCGACTCCAGGACAATTTCCGTGCCCGCCAGATCAGGGACCGTTTGCAGCACCCCCGCCCCATGCTCCGCCGCGTGCGGCCAGAACCCGCACTCCGAGCCGTGAAACAGGTTCACCGTTTTCGAACGGCCCACCGCCTTGGAGCCCGCCGTCCCGACCGAATAGCCGCTATCCAGGCCGGGAAAATACAGCTCCTTGGCGTTCGCGGCGCCGGTCCGTGGCCCGATCCCTGACTTATTGTTCCGGTGGAACCGCTCGACCATCCCGAACAAGTTATTCGTCGCGTCTTGCTCATGCGTCAGAATGAACACCTGACAGCCATATTGATGCGTCGCCCGATGATAGTAGCGGGCGCCCACATAGGTCGAAACGCCCTGTTGCCTCGCCTTCAAGACCAGCGCCCGAACCTTGCCGGTGTCCCGCGCTTGGCTATCCAGCCGCCCGTCAACGAACGCCTGCACCCCATTGAACAGGAACGGCGTCAGCTCACCTGATTTCGTCCGGATTTTAAGGCAGCGCTCTGCGAACCAGCGCAGATCATCCTTATACCGTTGCCGGATGGAGCGCTCCTCATCCGACATAGTGACGGCGCGCGGCTGGAGTCCCAAAGCGTCACCGTAGAAGCTCTAATCCGAAGGCGAGCCGGTAAGCGCAGCGAACCGGACGCCGAGGATTGTTGGGCGCGAGGTGAGCCCAGCTCACCGAAGCAGCCCCAGGGCTTCCTCTTGCGACAACATCGGCCCGACCCGGACATTCGCGTCCACCCGCTCGCCGTAGACCTCCGGCGCCAGCTTCCCGGCCAGCCACCGGCGCACTTCCGTTTTCAGCTTCGACCGCGCCACGAATTCCTGATCCAGCAGCGTGAAGCTCGACCCATCCTTGCGCTCGATCACCTTGACGTCACCGCTGGAGTCATCCGCGATTTCAACCGTCTGGAACGCCAGCTCATCGGCCAGATCACGCCGCGCCGCGTTCAGCGCATTACGGAATTCAGGCCGCGCCCGTTTCCACGCGTAGATCGTGACCGCGCCCGGCCAATGCGGGTGTTGCTCGCACAACCACGCGATCGACCGTGGCGACAGGCTGGCGATTTCGATAATTTCCGCCGCGAGCGCGTCACTCCAGATCGACGCAGAGTGAACAACCTCGCCCACCGCCGCCGACCCTCAATAGGGCGAATTCGGGCAAGGAAGACCCTGTTTCGGATCATCCTTTTTCGTGAAATTCGGCGCCGCAGACGGCAACGACTTCACCCGGCCAGCCGAGGCGTTCTTGACGCTCCCGCCGCCCACCGGCTGGGAGTCCTGAACGATCGGATCGCGAGACGAATTGCTGGCCATGGGTTCGGCTCCAGGGAGGCGCGTCCGGCCTGGAATTCGAGCGATCAGATTTCCGGTCAAGCGGATTGACGGGCGGCAAACCGCGAAGGCTTGCCGGAGCGGTTAAGGCCTCCGAAGGAGGCCATGGCGAGCCCCGCAGGATCGCCCGATGACCAAAGCAATAGGCGCTCCCCTCCTCACGCGGCAGGCAACAGCTCATCGTTTCCCGCCCGAACCCCTCCACCGGAAACGCGCACTCATCCCAGGCCCGTTGTTCCCAAGGCCGTGGCGTCGACCCGGCGAGCGGCGCCCGCATCGTTTCCAGCGCCGCCAGATTCGCGGCGCAGGCCACCGACACCGGCGTGACCAGCCGCCCGACGTGCCCCATCAGCGCCGCCGTTCGACGCCCGTTGGCGACCATCGCGGCGCGCTGTTGCGCCTCGGATCGCGGCGGCAGGCCCAAGCTATGACGCTTGCCCGCCACCATGCCCCGCGTCACCCCCAGCCGCTTGGCGATTGCCCCTCCGGCCAAGCCATCAGCCCACAGCCGTTCCAGGTCCGCCGTCCGATCCGGCGTCCAGGTCTTGGGTTGCGCTAGGACCATTCGCTTGCCTCCACGATTGCAGACCGCCCGAACGGAATTTCATCGCCCGCCTCGCGCCAAGGTCCGGCGCCGTTCGTGTCCGGGATTGTGCGCGGCGGCCCTTTCGGCGCCTGGAACCGCGCGCCCGGCCAGACCTGTTTCGCCATCTGCAACGCGTCCGGCAGCGCCGCCAGGACGTTACCGATTTCGGCCAAGGTGTAGACCACGACGTAACGCCCCTCCGCGATCACGTGGCCCGCTTCCGCGTTTGTCTGGACGATCGCGGCCACCTCGCCTTGCGGCAGCAGGACTTCCCAGACCCACGGCTGGATAGGCCGGTGTCCGGCCTCCGAAGCCGCCGCGTCTAAGGCCGCATACCCCCGCCGCATGGCCGCCGCCTTCTCCTGCACAAGCTGGAGCGCGTCCCGCGTCAGGAATTGGCCTTCCCAGGCCGCCGCATAGGCCGCCCGCCAGGACTCACACTGCCGCCGCCAGCGCGCCCGCAGCTCGTCACCGGCCAGCAGCTCCGCCCGACCGACGCCCCACTTCGCCTCCAACTCGACCCGCGCCGCCTCCAGCCCGTCGAAATAACTGGCCAGGACAGCACAGTCCTCAGGATTAGGCATCACAAAACCTCCGGTGAAGTGATCAGCGAAGCCGTCAGGCGAAGCATCGTCTAACCCTCCGGCCAAGTCAGCGGCTTGTGCGCCCGAGGCGCGATGTAATCCGGCATCGTGCCCGTATACCGCCCCGTTCGCGGCGACTCCGGCAACACCTCGCCCGCCTGCAACATGGCCAGCAGCCGTTCGAATTCCTTCACCTCGCCCTGCATCCTCGCCCACCGTTCCAGGTCCGCAGGCCGTGGCCCGAACCCCGATTTCCGCACATGCTCGATCGACCGCTCCAGCCGCGTGCGCCGCACCCGCAAACCCCGCTTGAGCGCGACCGCCCGATCTTTCGCCATCAGCAACCGGCCATTGATCAGCACCGCCGACCCCGCCTCGACCTTGCTCACCCGTTCGCGCATTTCAGCACCGCCTTTCCGCCAGCTCGTGTTTCAATCTGCAACCCCGACCACCTCCGCCTGAGCCCGCGTGAAGGACCATCCGTCCGCGCCGGTTGAGCCAAAGCGAAACCCAAGCGGACGATCAGATGGGCCGCACACGCGGAGGCGGCCCGTTCGTCGTCGTCTATAGGTCTATCGATGTATGTGGACCTGTGGTCCACCGTGCGCGCCCGTCCGCACACGGGCTCGCGCACGCCCGATCGCATAATGCGCGCAGGCGCAGGGGCGCGCGCCCGTGCACGCGAGAATTCGTTGAGGAATTCACTGTGGCGCTTCACGGTCTTGCACCCTCCATAGGCCGCCACCCGCGCAGCTCCTTGCCGGTCGCCCGCCGGATCAGCCGGTCTTGAATCAGCCGGTGGAGCGCTTCCTGGATCACCTCCGGCGCGTAAGGATTCGGCGCTTTCGCGAGAAACTTCGGGAGCGCCCGTTGCAGATATTTCGCGTGATCCGCCCGATCCATGAACGGCTCCCCGAACTCATAGGCTTGGCCGACCTCCCGCTTGATCGTTCCCATGGCCAGCCGCACGGCGTCCGACTCCCCCAACCGCGAGAACCAGCCGTCTTGCCAGATCAGCGCCAGCGTCCCGTCGTCGCCGCCGGTGTAATTCGCCTTGCTCCTGGAAAGCGTCCGCACGTCTGACGAGCCGTCTTGATCCTTGGTCAGATAGAGGCGGGACCGCACCGCATTATCCCAGGCCGTCGAACCCGAGAGTCCGGAGCCCGAGGTTTGGCCGGACACCGAGGGATGCGCCAGGATCAGCACCGCCAGCTTATGTCCCGTGGCCTTTTGCTCCCGGATCACCCCGCCCAGGAACGTCTTCACGAACCCGTTCACCTGAGCCCGATCAATCTCATTCCCGCCGAACATATCGGCCAGCGTATCCAGGATCAGCAGATCGGGCTTCAACCGCTCGACCTGGAGCCGCACCCGCTCCAGGAAATTCGTCGGATGCAAGCGCCCGGCGACGTCCGCCGCGACCAGCAGGTTTTCCCGCCCGTACCGATCCCAGACGTGCACGCCCGCGATTTGCGCCCGCAGCACGACCCCCATCGCCGCGCGGATTTTCACCTCGCGCCGATTCAGCTCGTCCCAATCGTCTTCACAGGACACGAACAGGCTGGAGCCGCGCCGGGTTTCTAATCCCAGCCACAGCGCGCCGATCGCGCACGAGTAGCAGAGCTGGAACGCCAGCAGGCTTTTGCCGGTCGCCCCGCCACCGTACAGCGAATTCACCTCCCCGTGCGCGATCCAGCCGGGAACGATCCATTCCCGGTCCGGCGGCGTATCCGAGAACAGGCCCGCCGACACCGGCGCATCATCCGGCTCATCGAGAGTCGAATCCGGCGGCAGGCTTTCGTTCAGCGCCGCGCCCCAGCCGTTCACGTCCTCAGGCTTTGGGACCTTGGCGGCCTCCGCCACCTTGGAATCCCACCGCCCGATCGCATACGTCCATTTCTGACGTAGCAATGTGAGCCCGCGCCCCTCCAGCTCCAGAAGGTCCGCGTTCGTAAGCCACCCTCCCGAAGCGTTGGGCCGCGCCTCCAGGCGGCTTTTCGTGGTCACCTCGTACTGTGTCCATATCCGCGCGACTTCGGCGTCCTGGACCGCCTGAGGCGGCGGAATCGGGCTTGCGCGGTAAAGATCAACCACCGCCGCCCACACCACCGTCTGGAGCTTATGTTCCCGATCATCGACGTCCAGGCCGAACGCGTTCTTAGCGTCCGTGGACGCCACCCGCTCATGGCCGCCGGTCGGCCCGCCGCCCGCCTCGACCCGCAGCTTTTCGATCGCCTCGCATAGCCACGGCGGCGCCACGGCCAGCTCGCAATTCCATGGCGCCCGCCCAGACTCCCAATCGTAGATTTGGCCGGAAGCATGCATCGACGGCGGCGCCATCACGAACCCGCCTTGGCCGCGCACATCGACCCCGAGGCCGGAGGCCTTGAAGGTCGGTGGCGTCCAGCCCTCCGGCGCCGTCCAGAACAATTGTCGCCCGCCGCCGCCGGTCCGTTGCGCCCAGGTTTCCGGCTCCAGGCCGTTTTCATGCACCGCCAGTAGGCCG